CGAATTTATTGAAGCGGCTATTTGGGTAACAATGGCGGTTTTAATATTGGGGTGTGTAATAATGTGGGCCTATGCTTAAATATTTATTTTCTTTGTTCTTACAGTATGCAACAAGTGGGGCTTGGGCCTTGTTTGTGTTTTGGTTGGCTCAGTGTAACGGTCAATCTGATATGTGGAGCGCCTTTTTTAGTGGCTGCGGGTTTATGTTTGTGGCCATGATGATTGACGAAATAATTTAGTGTTCACACGGTGGGCGAAGTAGACTATTTATGTATGAATCAGCGCTAACGTTGGTGATAAGGTGCCGTGGCGACCTATTAAACAGCCTAAAAATTTGAAATAACAATACAATGACAAGTACAGAAGAACTTACGAAAAAGAAAAGCCATGCACCCTTATCTGGTGTTGTGGAGAGTTTCACGGAGATAGATATTCCTGACCTAGGGGTTGGTAGAGTAACTACAACAGCAACAATGATACTAACCACTTTATTGATCGAGGATGGATTAATGGATAGAGCAGAAGTACTTGAATCGGTAATAGAACATCTTTCAATAGAGCCAGAAGACTTTGAGAGAATGAGAAGGAATAGAAAGAAACATGAAGCACTCGATTATGATAATGACGAGGTGTATAGTTGGGAGTGATATTCTCCACAACGCATTGTGTATGGTGCGTATGCCGATAGGCTATGCAATATACACGTTGTTAGCTGACGAAGTGAACTTTTAAAATTTAAAAATATGAATTACTTAGAAATTATTAATGAGCTAAACCAAGAGCTTTATGAAAAGGTTGGTGAAATAGGTAGAGACTTTAGCTACTCTACAAATGGATATGTTGATATTGTAAACTTTGGCGAGATTATGATATGGAATAGTGAAATGGATGAAAGGGAATGGATTGAAGATAAGAATGATTACGAACCATTTAAACCTTTTATAAAGCGGATGTATAACCAAGAGATTGAAAAGTTGCAACTATTTAAATTTTAATTGCAGCTAACGCCATAATAAAAAAAGGCGTTAAGCCGTCGAATGAGTAAAACGAATTTGTTTTTTATAATGCTGTTATGAACTTTGACCCAAACAATCTATTCCATGAGATCGTAGACATTTACGACCAGAACCGACACAACGGAAAGGTTGTTATTTGCAATGAAGGGGGGAGCAGGTCAAGTAAGACGTGGGATTTTTTCCATTTTCTCGTGTTGTTTTGCGACCATAACAGAGGCAAGGGGAACGATATTTACATACTACGGGACACGCTAATCAATTGCCGAGACTTCACGCTTAAAGAATGGGAGTCATGTCTCAGGGTTATGGGGATATTTGACGCCAACAAATTAAAGTCATTCCCAAAACCGTTTTATGATTTATGGGGTAACAATATTTATTTCCGTGGATTGGATGACGAGAAAAATACAGAGGGTTATCCGAGCGATATTATATTCATTAACGAGGCACTAGAAACCGAGAAAGCACAGTCGGACGGCCTCCGGATGCGTTGCCGGAAGTTATTCGCTATGGATTGGAACCCGAAATTTACTCAACACTGGTGTTTTAAACTCAGGAATCAACCAAATACATTCTTTACTCACTCGACTTATGAGAATAACAAGCACTTACAACGGTCTGTTATCATTGAAATAGAGTCTTACGAGCCTTGGGAGTCTGGAAGTTATGAAGTTAAGGGGCAAGAAATACGCTACAAAGGCCAATTAATAGACCAACACAATCAACCACCACCAAACAAAGCCAATATTCAGAACGAAACGGCTGACGAATTTCGATGGAAGGTTTACGGATTAGGACTAAGGGGCGCAATGAAGGGGCTAATATTTCAGGCTGTACATTACATTGACGAGTTTCCCGACATTGATTTCATTTACGGCAATGACTTCGGATTCACAGCCGACCCGAACGCCCTTGTTAAATATGCAGAAGAAGGTAATAATATTTATGTAGAATTACTTTGTTATCACCCAATCGAAACGGCAAGTATTTTAAATCAGTATTATGAGGCAATCGGAGTAGACAAAGAAAAATTAATTATTGCAGATAGCTCAGATAAATACACAAAAGAACATCATGGAACCGTCGAAATGGTTAAAGAAATGAGACAATTCGATTGGATGATGAGAAAGGTTAAAAAGAAAAAATCGGTAATGTTTTGGCTGCTATCAATGAAGGAAAAGCGAATACATATTGTGAACAATAACCTAGTTAAACACGCTCGGATTGAGCAAGAAAATTACAGAATGAAGGAAATAAAAGGTATATCACTAAATCAACCCGACGATAATCATAATCATTTTTGGGATGCTACTAGATATTGTCACATGGTGTACGCTCAAAGCGTTTGATTTCATAATCATTTTTTTATTTACTTTTACTTTATCAAGATTAATTCTTTACCTCACATGGTAATTACGAAATATTAAAATCATTAAATGGGTTATTGGGGTAATTTATACGATTCGTTGATGGACATTAAAGGATCAACATCACTGAACAATGTATTCGGATTAGGTCAAAAATATAAAGTAAATCAATCAAATAAAGATTTTGCCTACGATCAAGGGTTCGCAAAAAGTTCAGACGTTTACGCAATCACAAACAAGATAGCAAGGAACGCAAAAACGGTTCCTTGGTTACTCAAAAAAAAGACAGGAGACAAGATTGAGCTAATCGAAAACGGGCCATTGTATGACCTAATAAACACGCCAAACCCACAAGAAACAAGAGAAGGTCAAACAGAAAAAGGTATTTTGCATTTACTTTTATCTGGTAACGTTTATTTTAATCCGTTGGTTCCCGTTGGATTTACAACACCGTCAGAGGTTTCGTTACTTCATACCCAATTAGTCGAGATTGTTTCGAGGTTTGAAGGTAAAATAAATGTCCCTCAGAAATACATTTATCACATCGGGATGAACGATATAACTATCCCCGTCGAAGAGGTAACACACTTAAAATATACAAACCCGACCAAATACGGAATTGATAATCTTTACGGACTGAGTCCACTCGTTGCGGGTTACTTGACAGTTGTAGGATTGGACAACAATCAAACGGCAAGCGCCTCGATATTAGAAAATCAAGGAGTGGCAGGAATCCTTTCAAATGAGGGCGAAGATTTTTTGACACCTACAGAAAGAAAGAGGCAACAAGAAGTTTTAGATAACGATATTTCAGGCCCGACCAAATTCGGAAAAATAATTCAGTCATTCGCAAAGGTTAAGTTTACCCGATTAGGATTAGACCCGACGCAACTCAAAATACTAGAGGACAAAATTTTAAAGATGAGGGACTTGTGCAACATATACGACGTTCAAAGCTCACATTTTAACGACCCCGCAAACAGGATTCAAAGCAACCTATCCGCAGCCGATAAGATGTTATGGACAAACGCAGTACTTCCGAACCTTAGATCATATATGGCCTCTTACCAGGTCGCCGTTGTTGATCCATATAGTAAAGCTGATTTTCCTAACGGTCAATCTAAATATTTTATTGATCCAGATTTGTCAAAGGTTGAGGCGTTACAAGTAGACCAAAAAAAGGAAGCAGAAAAAGATAAAATTCTCGTTGATGGTATTAATGTTATTATGGGAATGCCTATTGACATCGAAAGTAAAAAAGCAATGTTAAAAGAGATTTACAACTTATCCGATACGATGGTAGACAGCTTGGTCGGAGTTGAAATTGAAAATAATACTAACTTTGAATAATGGGCGACACTAAAAAAGGAGTAAATAAAGAGGCTATAAAGGCCGGTAAAAAGATCAAAGAGAAACAATTAAACGAAGGTAAAACCGTTAAAAAATGATAGAGATACCAGTATTCGCTGATAAATTTGATTTGTTTGATCACTTGATCGAGAATAAATCTTTACACATAGCGACTAAAAAGAGTACGTTAAAATTTGCCGATGCTATTCAATGCAGCATAGAGGGCGAAGTATCAAAGGCGGCATTCGCTGACGTATCAAGCGCAGATAAAATTGAGGTTGAATCTATTATAAATACGACTAACGTAATGGACTCGCACGACGACGTCCATGTCAACGGCCTTTGGGATAAATCAATACGTCAAGACAAAGATTTATTTCTATTACAAGAGCATGAAATGAAATTTGATAAAGTAATATCAGACAATGTAAAAGTTTCTGCCCCTGTTATGACATGGAAGGAGCTGGGATATAAAAGATTCCAAGGAGAAACACAGGCTTTAATGTTTAAATCGTTGATTGAAAAGTCTCGAAACGAGTTTATGTTTAACCAATACGCAAAGGGACATGTTAAAAATCACAGTGTAGGGATGCGATATATCAAAATAGCGTTAGCGGTTAATAATGATTCGACGGAATTTAAGGCAGAATTTGACGTATACCAAAAACATATTAACGATATTGTTAACAGCAAAGAAGTTAACAAGCAAGGATATTTCTGGGCCGTAACCGAGGCCAGAGTAATAGAAGGATCAGCGGTTGTAAAGGGTAGTAATACGCTTACACCCACGACATCAATACAAACGAAATTGGAGCAGTCGGGCGACACTCCAAAAACCGAGCAGTCAGGCGACACTCAAACGACCAATAACAAATTATTTATTTAAAAAATATATTCAAATGGAATTTAAAGAATTATCGCTTGATGAGTTCAACAAATTGGACGAATCGGCACAACTAAAATATCACGCGGAATTTGCTGACAACAGAAAAGCAGAAAGCGTTAGAATGAACAAAGAATTGGTAGATTTAGCAAAGGCAGACGGGGACAACTCTGAAGCAATAGAGGCTATTAACAAGCAATTGAAAGAGCTTGACTTCGATAGAGTTGAGAGCCTAGAAAAATCAATGAGAGAACTTGGTACAGGTATGCAAAAACTCGTTGACAAAACGCCTGAATTAAGTATTAGTCAAGTGGATGAAGTTAATAAATGGATTTCTGACAATACAGAGGAGATAAAAGCTATGCACAAAGCGGGTGCGGGAACTATTGAGTTGACGGTAAAAGCCGTTGCAGATATGACAACCGGTTCGGCTACTAATGTAGGAACAGTTCCAAACGAGACAGGGGTACAAATTGCACCCCCAGTAGTTATCAATTTAAGATTACCTATAGTTGACTCATTGATCACAACTTTCCCAACGACTCAGGCGGCTTACGCTTATACAGAGTCTACTCCGAAAGATGGTGATTATACTTTCTTGGCAGAGGGTGCAAGCAAGGCGCAAATCGATTTTAAAATCGAGACACGATATGCAACACCAGTTAAGACAGCGGCCCATGAGATATTGACTACTGAGTCCGTTCAAGACATACCAAATCTACAGGCTATAGCTAACGATTTGTTAAGAAAGAAGCATGATTTAAAACGTCAAAGCGGAATCCTTTTCGGTGATGGAACGGGTGCAAATCCAAAAGGTGCTACGGTTTACGCTCGTACATTTGTTGCGGGTGGTATGGCTAGTAAATTACCGGCTGGAAGTGCAAATATCATGGATGTTATAAACGCTTGCGTTACAGACATAAGCACTACCCACAACTACACAGACGAAGAGTCTTATGTTGCTAACATTGCGATGTTAAACAAAGTTGATTTTTTCTTAAACTTTGTAGCAGCGAAAGACGACAACAATAGACCTCTTTATCCTATGGCTTCGCTATTTAATAGAGTTGTAATAGGTG